CGTCGTTTCCATGCACGACGCGACATACAGGTCATTCGTTTACACAAATCACTACAGCCTTGTGCAGTGATACATTTGCATAATTGCGTGGGTTTACGGCATTCCCCGCAAAATGGCATTGTTTTACCAGTGCCATTGCGTTTTAACATTTCTCGCTGTTCATAAAAATGTTTTTCACTATCTTGTAGACAATACTCGACTACTTTAAGTAAAGGAACATTCATCAAATCTGCACCTTCAAACTTGATAGGTTCAAAAATACATTGTTCAGTTTCTTTGTTAAATTGACCTGAGCCAGACAAGACCTTGGTTTTCCGTTCTTGAACTACGGCTCTATACACATCGCAATCCCACAAATCAGGTATATCAGGTTGTTGTACTACTCCATCAACAGTATAATAAGCGTTAGCTTTTGCTGAATCGAGAGCACTCGAACCTTCTTTTCTAAATTGTGGTTTTACCCGTGGTACAATGTGTACATCCCCTCTTCTAAGTACTGAAGCGGGGCAATTCGAATAAATATTCGCATCCAAATCCATAACATTACTAGTTACGGTAACAAATTTAGGCTCAATCGAAATTTTACCTTTATCAGAAATGTCTGCCATTACGGCAGACTCTCTGATGTTGTTAATAATCTTAATTAACATTTGTGCGGGATTACCCTCTACAAACTCCGAAGTGGAATTGGCAAAGTCGTCAAATTTCACAACTGTCATATAAGATTTATAATTGGACATATATTTATCCGAAGAGTTATATGTGCAAACTTTATCGTCTCCAGCGTCGATATCGTTATACACAGCACAGGCTTTGTAAAGGATGTCAGTAACATCCGACTTACCTAGCCCGCTTCCACCAGTAACAAAAATAGCATATGGTCTCTCACGGAGACCTCCTGTCACTTTTGTTTGTTGATAGGCACAAAACTTGGCTTTCAAATTCTGTAAACGCGCAAAAACTAATCGCTTCTCAGACGACGTTCGAAGTGTTTCATACATTAATTCTGTATCTTTGATACACTTCTCCATACGATATGCAAACTGATGAGGAGATATTTTAGTAAATCTTTCTAAATTGCCTGGTAAGGCATATTCACAAAGATCCAATAACTCCAAATACTCTGCATCTAAGCGAGCGGCAGCATGGTGCGTAAACAAAAATGGCATAAATGATCCTGTTGCATAAGCAGCATAACCACTTTCTGCCAAAAACTGTAAAGTTTTAAAAGCAGCATCTATCATACTAGTGGCGTGAACCTGTTCTTTGCGAGCTTCTATCGCAAATAAAGTCAAATTTCTAAATTTGATATTAATAGGTCCACAGGCGCCCATAGTGACCAGCATGGTCAACAAATCCTGTACTTTAGTAGCACAAGGATTATTTAGGGCTAACTGCCAATTATCACCAGCAGTTCTTAAACTATCCAACCAACTTGGGG